CCCCTGCGTCGTCACGGCCACGCCCGCCTGGCCTGTCTTCCCGCTCTGGATTTTCGACAGCACGTCATCGAAGTGCGTCTGCAGGGCGGCGCTGATCGGCTTCGGGTCCAGAGGCGTGTTGATGGTCGGCGGCACGACTACCTGGCTCCCGTCGTCGCCGCCACCCGTACGTCCGACAGCACCGCCGCGGTGCCCATCCGGATCTTGCCGAGCGTCTGCTGCGCCAGCGCGTGCGCCTCCTCCGTGCTCACGCCGGGCAGCGCATCCGCGGCCAGCTTCAGGTAGTGCTGCGCCTTTTCTGCCGCGGCGACCGACACGCCGGCCTTGAGGCGAGCCGAGGCCCACTCCTCGGTCTGCGCCACGAGTTGCGCGGTGAGATGCTCGAGCTTCGCGCGCTTCTCGGCGTCAACGGTCAGCCCGAGTTTCTGGAGGGCCTTCAGCGCGAGGCCCACGATCAGCGTCGAGAGGATCGGCGCCACAATGGCGAAGACGACGGCGACGATTTGGGTGGTGAGATCAGTCGGTTCCATGAGGTCTCCCGCGCACGCCTACCGGCGCGCGATCAGAATGGCCGCCTCGCGGCCGGTGAAGGTGACGGCCTCGCCGGCGGCCGCCGTGAAGGTGCCGAGTGACGCGCCCGTGAGGGCGTCGTACCAGGTGCCCGTGATGGCCTGTCGTGCGGTCAGCCGGAGCGTGCCGGTGATGGCGAGCGGCAGGCAGACAACCTCCGGCTCGCGCGTGGCGCAGTACATCCGCAGGACCGTCGTGCCGTCGCAGTCGAACGGCCGGCCCGGGAAGTTGCTGTTACAGTTCTGGGTCTGCCAGGTCGGCAGGTCAGCCGGCAGGAGCGCGCGCGTGGCCACGATGCCCGCGAGCGTCGCGTCGAAGTGCTCGCTCTCCCAGAGGTTCGCCGGCCGGTTGCGCGAGGGGTCGACCTTGCCGAAGATCCCCGCGCCGCTGTGATAGACGTAGCCCGCGCCACCCGCCAGCCAGGTCATCGCGGCATACATCGTGAGCCGGAGCGGATCCGCGTCCTGCTCGACGCTCGAGGTCGGGCCTTTGCCCTCGTTGTTCGTCCAAGCCGCCGGCGGCGGCGCGCAGAATTGCATCTCCCACGGCTGCCTGACGTAGCGCCACGGCCCGCCCTCGCCGCCGCTCCAGCGGTCGAGGTGCTTGGTCCTGACCGTGGCCCACTCTCCGTACTGCTCACCCGTGCCACACCCATCCATCCCGGTCGTGGCTGCCGTCGTGGCGACCGGAATGCTCGAGCTGGCCCGGATCCGCTCAGCCAGGCGGCGCAGCTCGTCAGGCCCGATCGCCGTGGCCGAGCCGTCTCCCCAGGCCTCGTTGCCGACTTCCCAGAGCTGGATCTTGTGCTCGCGGCCGCGGGACATCGCGAGGAACCGGTCGACGACGGCCGCGCGATCGGCCTCGGTTGGCACCGAGTCCACCCCACCGAGGATCGTCCACTGGACCCGGAGCCCGTGCGCGTAGGCCAGGTCCGTCACGCCGGCGATCGCCACGTCGAAGCCGGGGACTCGCGGGTCTGCCACCCGATCGAACCAGAGGCCCACTGGCCCGACGACCCCAAGGATGCGCACGTAGTCGACGCCGCGCTTCGCCAGTTCGTCGAAGTGCCGCACCAGCCGCACCTGGTCGTGCTGCCAGCCCCAGACGCCCCAGAACAGCGTGGCTCCAGTCGCCAGCCACTCCCCGTCGGCGTCGGCGAACGCACGCCCCTGCAGCCGCACAGCGCCTCGGCGGGCCTGATACTGAGGCGGCTTCGGCGCCAGCGAGACGTTGACGAAGTTGACGCCGCAGAGCTTGACGCGCACGTCGCGCGCGGGCTCGTAGCCCTCGGCGCCGACCGACACGAGATACTCTCCCTCCGCCTCCACGAAGAGGCCGAGCGAGGTGACGTTGCCGGATCCATCCGCCAGGCCAACACGGCCGGCGACGGTCGCGAGTGCGCCTGGAATCTTGTGGTCGGCCTTGACCTCCGCCGGCGTCGCCAGCCCGGAAGAGGCTCCCTGGTAGACATGCACGGTCAGCCCGCACGTCACCGGCGGTGTGACAGGCGGGGTCACGACCGGAGGTTTGACCGGGACGCAGCTCGTCAGCAGCAGCGCAACACCCAGGGCGACGACGGCAATCCACGTGCGTCTCATGCGTGCACCTCCGCGGCCGGCGGTCGCTTGCCGGCGAGCGCCTCCGCCACCGTGACCTCGGTCGTTTCAACGTGGCAGGCATCCCAGCCGTACGGGTAGATCCGGGTGAACGGGGGGCCGGCGTTGATGACCCCGTCGAGCACGGCGCGCGGCTCGGGCGCCAGGCCCCACAGCACGCCGGTCCGGAGGCCCTCCTGCCGGGCGCACCAGGCGAGCATGAACACGTACCGGTTTGAGGGATGGAGGGGCGCGTCATCGTCCAACACGTCGGCCGCCAGCGCCTCCGTGCGGCCATCCTGTCCGATACAGGAATGGAACCCGCGCTTCACCTGACTGTTCCCCGCCTTGTAGGCGGCCAGCTCATCCTCCGGACTGCGGTAGGCGTCCTGAATGCGCGGCCGGAAGCCGAACTGCTCCAGCCGCCCTAGCACGCGACGAAGCGGATCGCGGAAGGCCGGGAAACACTCACCAAGACGATTCGAGTTCCGAATCAGCCGTGCCTCTTCAGTCATCGTCTCGCTTTCGACGCGGGCGCCCCGGCCCATCCCCCGGCCTCCCCCGAGTCCATCGGGCGACCAGGGCACCCGCCACGCCTGCCTACCGAGTGATCCGGCTCACCAGCCACGCGGCGAGCGCCCAGCCGAAGCCGGCGAAGAACCCGACTGCGGCCCATACGCCAATCTGATACAGACTGATCACTAATGGCATACTCAGCTCCTCTCTACCTCGGCGGTCGAATCACGTCGCAGGCATCCCGCGCCACGCGCGCGGAATAGTCGCTCCCCTGCACGACGTTGCGGCACGTCTGCCGCTGCACCATCAGCATCAGCTCCTTGTACGCGCGGTCCTCCTGCGCGAAGGCGCCCATGGTGATGCTGGCGGACGCCTGCGCGGATCGCGTCGTTGAGACCGCGTCGAGGATCATCCGCTGGTTGTCAAGGATCATCCGCTGGTTGCCGGAGAACTGCGCGAGTAGGAACTGCAACATCACCCACGCGAACACGGTCCCCACGCCTCCAACCAGGATGAGCTGCACCCACCAGGGGCGTTGGCCCTGCGACGCGGCGGCCCGGCGATCGCTCAACTCGTCCTTGAGTTCGTCGAGGCTGACCCGCGTGGGTCCGATGTCCGTGTTGCTGTGGTCCATGATGCGGTCCTTATAATGAGGATCGTGGTCTACTTCTTCGGCTCCGGCTTCGGCGCCTCTGGCGCTTTCGTCTCGGCCACATACCGCCACTGCCCGTCCTGCCCGCGCGCCAGCGTGTAGCCGGGCCGCACCAGCGTTTGCAGATAGGGGCGCGCCTGCGCCTCGAGCGTGGCGAGCTGGCCCTGCAGCGCGGCGATCTGGAGCCGGATGTTCTGCGCCTGCAGGTCGACCGACTGGAGCTTCAGCGCGTCCACCTCGTTCAGTTGGGGTATAATTGGTGTTGTGGTCGTTTCCGCCTTGGATACGGCTTGTTTCCCGGCGTCAGACTGCGGGCTAGCCGTGCTCGTAGCCACGACCAATAGCGCGAGCACTAAAGGAGCCAACTGCTTCATGGGACCAGCCTCAATGAACATCACGGGACAACGATACGGGAAGCTTCTCGTGCTGCGTAAAACGAACGATCGCAACGTGAGTAATAGCCCGATCTGGCTTTGCCTCTGCGACTGCGGTTCGACCAAGCTTATTGGTCAGAACGTCTTGCGCCAAGGCGGTAGCCGGGGCATAAGTTGCGGTTGCAATCGAAGCGAAGCCAATCGAATCACCAGCTTCGTGCACGGCCACGGCGGCAGTAAGAACAGCGTTAGGAGCCCGGAATATTTGGCTTGGTCTGGGGCGAAGTACCGATGCCACAACCCAAACTCTGGAAATTTTAGATACTACGGCGCGCGTGGAATTGAAATGTGCGAAGAATGGCGCGGTTCCTTCGCGTCCTTTTTGCGAGACATGGGATTGCGGCCAAGCCCGCACCTTACCCTGGACCGAATCGACAACGACGGACCATACTCCCCAGAGAATTGCCGATGGGCAGACCGATCTACTCAAACGCGAAACCGAAGAAGAGGCGCATGGGCGCACCTCGCAACAACCCCGCACTGCCCAAAATGCCACTGTTTCTTGCCCGCCTCCGGTAGCTGTAGTCGCTGCGAGTAACACCTCCGGCGCCTGCGCGAAGGCGACCGACGACACGAGGCAGAGCGCAAGCACGATCCGCTTCACTGGCGTTTCTCCTGCAGTGCGGCGATCTGCGCTTCAAGGGCTTGGATACGAGCGAGTAGAGAGACAGGCGTCAGCTCTGGACTGAGGCAGCCGACGGAGGTGACGATCCCATACTCTGTCGTGATGGTGTCGACCCCGGCTCCACACGACGCAGCGTTCACCCCGTCGGTGCGATACCACAACTGCCCAGACGTCTGCACGACGGGATACCCGCTCGTCGCCGTCGGCAGACCGGAGGCATAGATTCTGTCGGCCACATAGAAGGCAGCCCACGGGTCGGTGGCCGTCCCAAGGTTGCGGTCGTCGGCGCTGTAGAACCCGCCCGATCCCAACACCACGCCGTAGCTTCCCGCTTCGAGCGTCAGGCTGCCGGAGTTTCCATGTATGTAGAGCGACCCGCCGTTTGAGTACAGGTAGGTGCCGTCACTCCACCGAACTTGGTTACTTGTTCCTGTTCCGGCCGTGAACAGAATGCCACTACTGTCGAGGGTGACGTTGCCGCCCCCGAACGTCGCCGACACGCCGCTGATGCTGCCTGCGGTGATCGTGCCAAGGTCTGCGGCAATCGCCGACAGCGTGGACGTGGAGATCCGATCGGCCGTGATGCTCGCCGCCCGGATATGCCCCGGCCCGATCTGCCGCTGCATTTCGACGTTGTCGACATACACGTCGGAGTAGGTGCCCGTCGTGCGCGTCCAGTTGTAGACCGACAGCGTCACCCACTGCACGCCCGAGGGCACGGTGTAGGTGTAGGACAGGGCGTTCCATCCGGCCGCAAGCGCGCCATCCGACAGCAGGTCGGTGAAGCTACTGCGCGTCGTGCCGCCGAACGTCCCGCTGCCGGCCGTCACCCGCGTGACGTAGGCCGACGACGATGACTCCTGCATCCGCACGTAGATCCCGGTCGTCGTGCCGCTCGCGTGATAGAGATCCAGCGCGACGCGGTAGGTCTGCCCGGCCTGCACGGGCACCGCCGTGTAGCCCACCCCGATCGTGAGTGTGGACGGCGGAGACAGCACGTAGAGGCCGGGCCCGTTCGTGCCGCCGCTCGCGAATCCATACCCCGCGCTGGCACTCGCCGTGCCCTCCACTTGCGCCCACCCCACGGCTTGCACGGCCGTCGTGCCGCCCTCGAACAAGCCGTTTTTCACGACGTTGTCACCGAAGCCCGTGGCGTTGATCGCGCCGACGTTGATCGTGCCCGTCGTGATGTTCCCGCCGTTGATCGCGGTCAGGCCCGCGCCGTCGCCGACGAACGTCAGCGTCCCGGCCGACCCGTCCCACTTCATCGACGCGCCGGCCATGTTCCCGACGCAGAAGTCGTACGACGCATCGGCCGCCTTGCCCATCCACACGCCCGTCCCGCTCGCGCACGACGTCGGCAGCGTGGCCCCGAGCGCAAACGAGGGCACCGCGGGCGCGAGCCGGATCGTGTTCGACGTCCCGTCGAACAGCTTCAGGTCGATCCCGTGCAACTCGAACGCCTGGTCAGACGCACGGAAGTAGTGCCCATTCGTGGCCGCGTACGTCCCAGCAATTAGGCCGTACTCCGTCGTGGCCGTGATGCCCCGCAGATTCCCGAGCCGCGTGCGGACGGTGCGGTTCGCGGCGACCGGCGCCGTGGCCCACGTCACGACCTGCGAGTACGGGCTGTTGATGGCATAGGCGCCGTCTACCGCGCTGATCTCGTGATAGCCGTTGCCACTCACCCCGTAGTCGAGCGCGAGGCTGTCAATCTGGACGTCCGTCGCCGGCGTCATCGTGCCGCCCGTGCCGCCACTCGTCCCGCGCGTGAACGTCCATCGCTGCTCGCCCGATCCGTCGAGATAGCCCGACACCGTCCCGACGCAGTCGCCAATCGTGAGCGTCCCCGCGGCCCGCGAGAACGACCGGAGGACCACCCAGTCGCCAGACTCGAAGGTCTGCATGTCGGAGGCGCTCGGCAGATCCCGCACAAACAGATACGCCGCGGCCTCGTAGGCTGGGCACGCAAAGACGTGCGACACGACGGCCACCGACTTGGTGATGATCTGCCCGCCCGCGAGCGCCTGTTCGAGGTCGGCGATGAACGCCTTGACGTGCATCTCGTCCGCAAAGAGGTAGCGGAAGTCGGCCCCGCCCGCGTTGTCGATCCGCCAGCCCGTCGTCTGCGACACGTAGGACGGCAGCCCGATGTAGCCGGAGACGCCCGTGTTGCCCGTCGTGCCGTCCGTGGTGAATCCGCCGCTCGTGACGGTCAGGCCCCCGGTGAGGGTGATAATCGTCCCATCGGCCGTGACGACCGCCGATCCCATCACGATCTTGCTGGCGTAGAGACTCTGGGCCTGCGCCACGCCGGCGAGCGACGCGACAAGGAGAAGTGCAGTCAGCCAGGTGATGCGCCTCATTCGAGGATCCCTCCTGCGGCGAAGACGTCCTCGGCCGCCACGCCGGGGAGCAGCTCGAGGCGATACGTCTTGCGGCCCCCCGCAAGGGTCACGCCGAAGACGACGGTCTGCCAGGTCGTCGACGTGACCAGCGCGCTCTCGCCCACACAGGCCGCGCTGTCAGACACGTTGTAGAGCCGGGCCTTAACCGACACGGCAGCCGACGCGGCCCGGAGTCGAACCGTCACCGTCGCGGCGAGCGTCCCGCGGGCCGTCGCGTCGACAGAGACCTCGATCGCACAGGCCGCCACCCAGGTGGGCGTCGCGCTCTGCACCGCCTCGAAGCCCGTGCCGCCCAGGTAGTAGGCGGTGCGCACGATGACGGCCATGCCCGAGGCCGCTCCTGAGGAGCTTGACGAGCCAGACCACCCCCTGACCGTGTCGCGCTCATCGCCATGGAAGACGGTGCCTTCTTCGGTCTTCACCGTGCGAAGGCTCCGCGATCCTCGGTCCTCTGTCTCCACCTCAGTGATGAGGAACGTGTTGTTCAGATTCCGCCAGGCGGCCTGGATGGTCTGCGTCTGGCCAGGGTGCAGGCCCTTCTCGTACGTGCTGTAGCCGACGTGCTTCTGGCTGGCGTTGTGCGTCACCAAGAGCGCGTCACAGAGCGCCTGGCCGCCGGCGATGTCCGTGATGTCCTCGTTGGCGGTCGTGTAGACATAGGGATCGGTCGCATATTCGGCCGTCTCCGCGAACACCGGGAACGGGAACGACCCCTGATAGTCGATCGTCACATGCGCGGCGCTGGCGATGGATCCGAACGAGGTCGTGTGGAGTAGACACGCGCGGCCGTTGCTGCCAGTGGTCGCCCCCGCCGCGTCCCACTGCCACTCCGACCCGTCGCCGAGCACGCCGACCCCAATCCAGATGTCGCCACCTGATCCCGTCGCGTCGTACTTGACATAGTCAGGGATCGGAGACGCCGGCGACGGATAGTCGCAGTAGAACACCTGATACGCGCCGACGGTGACCGCGTCGCTGCCGTACCAGAAGCGCGATCGCGGAATCGGATCCCCCTTGCCGCACAAGAGCACGACCCGATTGGCGTAGTCCTGATCGGTCGGCTCCACCGTGATGTCGCCCTCGACGTGGCCGTCGCCGTCGGCGATGTTGAAGGGCGCGGCCACGGTGCCAGGGGCGAATCCTCGGAGCACTTTGTAGTAGTCGATCTCGATCGTGTAGCCCGAGAGCTGTGACAGGCCCCCGTCGCCCCAGAGGCATTCGGACGCTTGCTTCCATCGCCATTCGATCGCCGGCAGGGTCGGGCCGTTGGCCTGGGCCGGATCCAGCGTAACGCCGAGCGGCGCGAGCTGTGCCGCGACGGCCTGCAAGGCGGCTTTCAAGTTGCCGACCGCGAGCACGGCGTTGATCGGCAGCCGGTCGGCCAGCCCATTGAAGTCGACGGCGTCGACGGTCGTCGTGATCGGCTGGAGGCCCACACCACCGAAGCCACTCTCCCGCGGCGTCTCAATCGTCCCGCCAAAGGTCCGCGTACCGTCTTCGGTCGCGATGACCTGCGTGCGCTTCGCCGGCCGCACTGATCCATCCTGTGAGGTCACGTCGACTACCAGCCGGCTCCGGCCGTTGATCAGCTCGGTGATGTGCAGCGTGCCGTCGTCGTATTTCGTGCTGGCGAGGGCGAGTGCGTAGTGTGCGGCCACGGTCGCCGCCGACAGCGCGGTCGGGTAGATCGCGACCTCGTCGAGGGAGCCGGGGAAGTAATACGCGCCGCCGAAGTGCCGCCCAATATTCCAGGTCGTCCCGGTCATCGATCCGGTTGCGGCCGTCGGTCCTCCCCGCAATACACCATCGACGTACACGCGCATGTCCGCGCCGTCGTAGGTCGCCACGACGTGATGCCACGCTCCATCGTTGGACGCCGTCGCGCTCGTACAACTCACCCCGGTCATCCACAAATTGACCCGACCACCGCTGCAGAAAAACTGCGGCGGACCGGCCTCAGTGATGGTCACAAAGTCGGTCGACGTGAACTTCGCCCAGACTTCAATCGAGAACAGCGTGTTCAACGCCGCGATAGTGGCCGTGATGTAGCCCGACGCAAACAACGCGGCCGTGTCCCCATCATCGACCGCCCCCGCCTGTCCGAACGTCACCCCGCCCGCGACCGTCCCGGTGCGACCCAGCCCCGAACTGTCGGCCGCCGTCCCCGATCCCACGGCGTCCCCGAGCCGCCAGTACCCCACCGCGCCGTCTGCCAGCACGCGATCCCGATACGGGTGACCGATGTGGAGGACAATCGCCATCGTCGTCCTACCCGACAAACCGCTTCGCCGACCGGACCACCGCGTTCATGACGGCGCGGTCATTCCGGACGACCCATTCCTGGAGCACGCGACCCTCGACGACGAGCTGGGCGTGGATCTCGTTCTGGACAATCACCGGCGCCGCGCCGCCGCCCTGGAGCATCCCGACGGCGCCGGCGGCCTCCGCACTCATCGGCCGGTTGAACGGGATGATCGCTTCGAGGCCGTGGAGCCGAACCGTGGTCCCGAGACCGAAGTCACGGAACCCGCCCGAGGCAAAGCTGAGCCCGCCGTCTCGCCCCGGTCCAGGGCCCGGCCCGGGTCGCCCGGCGTCAACGGGCCCTCCCGGCGCCGTTCCCCAGTCCTCCCAGGGCGCCTTGACGCGCAGGTCGACCTGGTCCCAGGCGTCCTGTGTCTCCTTGGCGCCCCGCCTCCCCTCCCGGGGAATGTCAGTCCCGAGCCTCCCGATCAACTCGCCGAGTTTCGTGATGAGGAGGTCGAACTTCGTCGTCAGATCCTCGGAGAACTTCAGCTTGGTCAGGTCGGTGAGCTTCGTCCCGTTGTCGTCGGTGAGGGTGCCCTGCTTGATCATCGCTTCGATGATCGGCTTGAGCCCCGCCGGGAGTTCCATCCCGTACTTGAGCGCGTTCCGGACGAGGTCCTGCACTTTCCCGCCCATCCCGACCGCCAAGTTGTCGCCCTTCGAGAACGCCTCCAGGATCGGCTTGAGTCCCGCCGGGAGCGTGCCGCCGTTCTTGAGCGCCTCTGTGCTCAGGTCGATGAGCTTCTGCTTCATCTCTTCCGTGAGCGGCACGCCCGCCGCGAGCGAGTCAAGGATGGGCTTCATGCCGGCGGGCAGCGCGGATCCGAACCCGAGCGCCGCGGTGACGCTGTCTTTGAGCGTGCCGGTGATTCCCCCGATCAAGGCCTCGATCGGCGCCCCGGCTTGCGTCAGCAGCTTCCAGTCCTTGATCGCCTGGTCGGCGGCGTCGGTCAGCTTGAGTTGTTGGACCTTGGGGCCGAGCTGGTCCAGCGAGAGGCCGTAGCGATCCGCGGCCTCTTTGATGTCTGCCAGCGACGGCATCGTGTCGGCCGCCAGGCCGAGCATCGCGCGCGCGGCAGCGTCGGTCAGCTTACCCGCCCGGATCATCGTTTCGAGCAGGGGCTGCAGCGCCGGCGGGATCTTCTGTCCCGTCTTGACGGCGTCGAGAATAAGCTGGTTCAGGCTCCCGCTCATCCCCCCCACGGCGGTGTCGAACGGGACGCCCGCTTGCCGGAGCCGGCCCATGTCGTCCAGGAGCCCGTTGACGATGTCGGTGAACCTGATCGCGCGGATGTTCTCGCCGAGGTCGGTCCAGGACAGGCCGTACTTATCGAGCGTCTCATCGAGCAGCTTCGTCCGCGCGGTGAGGTCGTCGAGCACGCCCTGCAGCGCCGCCGCATCGTCCCAGGTGAACGCTTCGCGGATGTTGATGCCGACGGCGTCCGCCTCGATCGCCAGGTTGTGCATCCCCCCGTAGAGCTTCAGCATGCCCTCGCGCAGTGTGACGAGGGCCGCGGTATTCGCCCGGACGCGCTTCTCGTACTCCGTCGGTCCCCCCGCGCCGAACAGGCCCGCGATCGCCTTGCCGGCCTGCAGCGCGGCGCCAGCGACCCCGAGATAGCCGGCGACCATGCTGATCGTGCCGCCGACGCCCCCCTGGGCCTTCCCCTCGCCGATGGCCTTGACGCTCTTGGCGGCCGCATCCGCCGCCGACACGACCGTCGCGAGCCCCTGCACGATGCCGCCGAACGTGCCGCCGGCAATCTGCGAGAGCTGCGAGAGCGACTGCGCGACGTCGCTGAGGCTCTCGTTCCAGTCCTTCGTGGGCGGGATCACGTTTTGTCTGAGCACTGGACTCCACTTCCGCGCCTCCGTGGTCCAGTCCTTCGACAGGGGGATCGTGACCTTCTCCAGCTCCGCGGCCAGTTTGATTGCGTCCGCCGCTGCGTCTTCCATCCAGGCCAGATCGGACACGCGGTCCTTCGCGCTCATGGCCTTCAGCGCCGCCTGCGCGGCCACCGTGATGTTGCCGTAGCCGAGCCGGACCTTCTGCTGCATCGCCTCGAACGCGGACGCGGCGGACGCGGTCGCGTCCAGTTCCGCCTTTGTCGGGGCGAGTGAGCCGCCGCCTGGCCGGGTCCCCTGCGGCGTCTTCGACGCTGGCGCCATCGATCGGTCAATCGCCGCGCCCAGGGAATTCACGAAGTCCTTCTGCCACTGCGCCGCCTTCTTGGCTTCGTCGGCCCAGGTCTTGAACACCGCCGCCTCGCCGAATTTTCCAGCGGCCGACGCGACCGACGAGAGCGTCTCGAAGATGGCGGCCTTCCATTCGTAGAGGCGCTCCGCCGATTGCGCCATCCCGTAGTCGAGATAGACGAACAGGTTGCCGAGGTGCTTGAAGAACCCCCCGACGGGCTCTGACACCTGCAGCAAGCTATCGAAGGCGGGCCGGAGATTCGACAGGATGTTCGCGCTCAGGGCGCGCCCCTGCAGGCGCACGGTATCCAGCGTGTCACCCATCGCGTCGAGGTTGGCGATGGTCGTCTCGCTCAACACGAGGCCGAGACGTTCCGCCTGGGCCATCAGCGACCCAAGTTCGTCCGTGACCCCACGAAGGTCTTTCCAGGACTTCGAGAAGATCTGCGCGCCGGCGGCGGCCTGCTCCGCCGGGTCCTTGATCCCGTGGATCTTCTCGATGAGTAGGGCCATCTGCTGCTCAGGACCGAGCTGACGGAACGCGGCCCACGACCCGACGAGCTTCTCGATCGCTGGGCGGTTCTCCGCCATGCCCTTCTGCATCTGGAAGATGCCGGTGGTCATGGTCTCGAGGCTCACGCCCATCATCTGCCCGGCGTAGTCGAGTTTCTGGAGGGCGTCCGTCTCGAGCTGTGTGGCGTTATGTAGATCGTTCCACTTCGACCCCAGGTCGATCGCCTGCTTCGCGAGCGCGGCGAACCCGATCCCCGCGACAATCCCGCTGAGCTTCGCGGCGGCCGATGACAGACCGTGGGCGCTTTCCTGCGCCTTCTTCGCCTCCGTGCCCAATCCGGCGAGGCTCCGCCGCGCCGCCGACAACTCCTGATCGGTGAGGTTTTTCGCAGTGATGCGGATTTCTACCGTTCGTTCGTCGCCCATCACTCCAGCTCGCGGCGCTTCTTTTCGCGCCAAGCGGTCAACGTGTCGGTCTCGCGACTCGTCTTGATGTCCTCACCCAGCACGGCGTTGGCTTCGTGCCGTGCCGTCTCCGTGGCCTCCCACAGCCACGCGTCCTGATCGCCGACGCTCCCTGGCCCCGCCATCCACGCCCGCCGCCAGTACGCCCCGAAGCCCGTCTGCACCAGCTCGTGCGTCGCCCTGAACCACCCAAGCACCTCCTGCACCTCCGGGGTGAGCAAGCGCACGGGGCATTCCGTCAGCTCGAGGTCCCCGTCGATCCAGACGAGCTGCTCGCCATCGCCGCCGTCGCAGCCACGCTCTCGGTCGTACCCGCCGGCGCGGCAGGCTCGGCAATCGGCGCCAGTGTCGGCCCATCCGGAGCCGGCCCGTGCGCGTCGGAGGAAGGCGCCGAAGCGGACGCCGACGCGGATGCTTTTCGGATCAGCTCGGTGAGCGTCTGGCCGTTGGAGATGCCCATAAGGACATCCATCACCACGCGCTGCCGGTCGCCGATCACAGAGACCAGGTGCGCGCCCGTGGTCACCATCACGCCGTCGACGGCGAGCTGGCCGGATTCGACCGAGACGTAGTCCGTAATGGCCTCAATCGCAAAGGCGCTGTTCTCGGCGTCTTCTCGCTCCTGCCGTTCCTTCTCCGCGCACGCCTGGTCCTCGGTCATCTCCGCGGATTTCGCCATCACGGATTTCTGCCGCTCAGCGCAGGCGAAGAGCCATGCGAGCCGGCGCCCGTGGTCCTCCGCTTGCGTGATGGAGAGCCGCGCGATCTGTAGACGGATCTCCTGCCCGTCGAGCGTGATGGTTGTGGGTCGTGTTCTCGTCAGGTTCAGCATCGGTCGCACCTCTGGTGTGAAGTTCTTTCCCCAGTACTCCGTGCGGTCGATGCGCCCGCGAGTGGAGCCGGCCAGCCTGATCGCCTGAGTGCGACGGCCCGCCAGCAGTGCGGTGCGCGAGATGCAGGACTCGGTGAGGCCGGACGGTCGAGTCCCCCGGCCTCCTGGGACGTGTTCGTCGATCTATGCGAACGCAATCGAAAGTTCGTCGTTCTGCCCGTCAGCCGACTCGCAGCACACGCCCTTGAAGGGCCAGGTCGGCACGTCGTCGGGGTCGTCCTGGTCGGGGACGTCGAAGTCCACCAGCGGCGCGTAGAGCGCCACGATGTTCCCCTCGGTGAGCCCGGTCTGCTTCAGCACCGACACGCGGCTGCCGCTCTCGGCGTTGTCGTAGATGACCGCCTCGTCACCCACGAGCGCATCCAGGCCGAGCGTGATGATCCGTCGGCCGCGCGGCAGGATCTCTTCCGCCTGCGAGAAGCCGTAGCTGTTGTCGCGCAGCTTCATCCCGTTCGAGATGTCCACGTCCATCTTCGTGAACTTGTACTGCGCGCTCCCGATGACCAGGTGGCCCGTCAGCCCCGAGGGCGGATTGCCGGTGCCCACGGCCGTGAACGCGGCCGGCTTCGCCGCGGCCGGCGTGGTGACGGTCTTCGCGGGCCCGCTCGCCGTGAAGCGCGGCTCCTCGTTCTGCGCGAACGCCATCGTCAGCTTGTCGACGACCGCCCCGGTCACGACCTTCGAATGCGTCGTGTCGGCCGTCAGATAGTGCTCCATCGCCAGAGACAGCGCGAGGTCGGTCGTGAGCTTGTGCGTGATGACGCCCTTGACGGCGGACGCCGCCGCAGGGGCGGAAGGCAGCGCCGGCGCCCAGGTCAGCGCGAGCGTGCTGATGTTGGTCAGGAACCGCACGTACTTGACCCCGGCGACGACCAGGAGGATCGCCTGGCCCACCACCAAGCCGGTGGCGCTAGCCACCGTGCAGCCCGTCGTCGTGGGCGAGGGCGAGGCAGACACCGTCGTCGAGAGCGTGATGTTCGACGTCGATCCGAACGCCGCGTTCATGACGGCCGCCGCTTCCGGCAGGGTATTGAGCGTGCCGGAGGGACGCAGCAACGCCTCGATCGACCAGCCGGCCGTCTCGCGCCGATCGAAGCGAGAGACCGTGCCGGGGCTCTGTTTCTTCTCCGGGTTGTTCACCCGGTTGAAGGGGTTCCGGGTCGGCTTGAAGTTGAGGTGCCGGAGCGCCTCGGTCGCCGTGAAGGTCGGAGCCGTCCCGTAGGTCGCCTCCGCCTTGACGTAGAGCTGTCCCTTGCGTCCACTCGCCAGCGTTTCAGCCATTGCGATTCTCCTCGGTGTCAGGCATCACCGGCTGGGCCGGCTTCGGTGACGATTTCTTTGACGGCGCGACCGGCTCCGGCATCGGGTCGAACCAGTCCACCCGCACGTGATCGGCGAGCGTCCCGCCGCCAGGCAGGCGTTCGTCGAGGTCGACCACGGCGCCCGGCGTGAGCTGGCGCCCGAAGTTGGGCGCGAGCACCGACGCCGCCACGCGCGAGATCATCTGTCGCATACCTACTCCTCAGGCCACGTCCGGCTGGCCGTACTGACGGTAGAACGCGATCTCGACGTCGATTTGTGCCCAGACCAACGCCCCGCCGATCGCCTTCTCCAAGGTGCGTGTTGTAATCCGGGTGTCGACCGCACGCCCCCCGCGCGTGGTGTCGACCGCGATCGCCCGTTCGACATCGGCGCAGCCACACAGATAGGTCTCGAGCCAGCTTTCGTCGCTCGTCGGGTCGGACTCCTGGATCCAGTGAATCGTCACGGGCAGCACGATCCGCAGCTCGTTCGCTGGAAAGTAGACCCACTTCTCCGGATTGGCTTCGAGGATCACCACCGGTCGCGGACCATCCGGAGGAATCAGCTCCTCAATGGAATGATTCGGGTCCAGTTTGATCGCCAGCGTGGCGAGCGTGTAGTGATACCCGCGCACCACCGACATCGCCTGCAGCGCCGCCTTCAGGTTGAGAAGAATCGCGTAGTCGATGGGGTCACTCATCAGCGACCCCCTGCCCGGCCGTCAGGCGTGCCAGCTCATGGTCAAAGGCGGCTGAGAAGGCTTCACGGGTGCGCGCCATGCCGGCTGGCCGGTACTTCGCGAAGACGTGCCCAAGCGAGGGGCCGTACAGTTCCACGACCGGGAGACGCTTGCTCCCCTTGCGCTTGAACACGCCCCGGTGCCCGCTCGCCATCTGGGCGATGAAGGCGTTCGCCACACGAGACCGACCACCTGGCAGGCCGTAGCTCACCCCGCGCCCGCGCCCCCTGGACGGTTCAGGACCGCGGGCCCGGAAGTGGATCAAGGGGATCCGCTTGAGCGTCGCGGCGAACGCCGCTTCGAGCCGGTCGCGCGTGGCCTTGCGGACGGGCAGCGCGGCCTTGACCTCTCCGACCTTGAGTCCGGTGTCCTGCGCGATGTCACGCGACATCGCCGTCTTGCCGCTGTCGATGGCACGGTTCAACGCGCGGACCGCGGCCCGCGTGATCTTGGCCGACCTCCCCAAGAGGTCCTCGACAACCAAGCGATCGTTGACGTCCACCGAAATCATGGGTTGACCTGCAGCGCGAGAATCACCCGATTGAGGTCCGCCTCGACGCGGTCGATGCCGTCCACCCGCCACGATCGAACGGCCCCCCCAGAGACGTCGGCGGCCAGGATCACCGTCCCGCGAGGGATGGTGTCCAGGGCCAAGGTTCGCGGAATCGCCATGACGTGCCGCGGCTCACGTCGCGTGAGTTCATGCCCGAAGGGCTGCGGCTCGTCAGGCGACTGGACCCAGATGCCCGTCGTCTCGACCGGCAGGCCGTAGGGAACCGTGACCGTGGCGGGCACGCTGAATGCGCTCATCGTGAGCTCACGCACGAGTGCCCGCAACGGTCCAAGGTCCATAACGCTCGCCTCGCGCCGCTACGTGGCGATGATGCCGGCGATGCGGAGCTTGGCCAGCACGGCGTTCTGCTTGGTGGACAGCTCCTTCACGGCCGCCATCAACGCCGTGATCGCCGCGGCAATCGCGGTCGCATCGGCCGCGCTCGGATGCACGTCGGTGCCGTTCCACGCCAGCGACGGCGTGAAGGTGGTCACCGCGGCGATCGTGCCGTCCGCCGCGGCGCCACCGCTGTTGTCCGTCAGGTCCGCTTCGGCCGCCTGCGGCCCTTCGAGTGCCGAGGGCACCGATCCGTTCAGGCGCACGTTGCCGGTGCTGGAGGGGTTCGCCGCCACGGCGGTGGCCACGCCGATCAACTGGCCCACCGTCGAGTCGGAGTCGCAGCGGTGGTTGCTGTTGTCCCAGTAGATCTTCTGGCCGACCGTCCACGCCTGGGCGCTGGTCTTCGCGAGCGTCCAGACGCCCGCGACCGAGAACTCGCCGGAGACCGTGCTCAGCACGGTGCCCAGCGAGACGCCGAAGATCGACCCCACCAGGGCGCCGTGCCCAGGCGTGCAATCGTAGGGCGCCACCAGCGTGAGAGTCTTTCCGGGCTGCACGTAAGTCGTCGCCATGTTCCTGCTCCTTCTGCGGGGTTATGGCCCCCCGTGGCCTGCGTGACGAAACGAGGGCGCCGGCCCTACCTGACACCGGCGCCCGATCGGATGGGTTCGGCCGGACTACCCGCCGGCGTTGGTGACGGCCCCTCGGTAGTCGACCGCGGCCACGCCGTAGTCGAACCGGACCTTCATCTCGGCGCCGTCGGTGCGCCAGCCGTTCTGCGTCTCGAGCACCGGGGAGGCCTGGCCCTCGAGGAACGCGACTTCGAGCACGGGCGCGACGCCCGGATCCGCGAAGAGGTAGCGGCGGTTGCCGGAGATGCGGGGCGACCCGACGATGTCGCGGAACAGGCCCTGCACCATGTTGGGGCGCTGGAGCTTGTTCGCCGTGTCGGGGTCGAAGGTGGAGGTGTTGATCACCTTCGCGGTGCCCTCCAACCCGATCGCCACGAGCAGGACCGCCGGTCGGAGGTCGAGGTACTCGTTGCCCCAGGGGTCCTTCTGCTGCGCCATGATGACGCGGTCGGCGTCGAGCGAGGCGACCGCAATCGCCGCATTGGACCCGACGTTCGAGCGGTTCGAATGGAAGAGCGGCTGGCCGTCCGTCTGCGTCGGCCCGAGGTTCGAGTTGAGCGCGAGGGTCGCGTAGACATCGACCTCGACCGAGAGGCCGGCCGCGCGGCCGAGCATCGCCATCAGCCGCGTGAACGCGCCCATGTCGTCGTTGACGATCATCTGGCGCGAGACGTTGATGATGTTGCCCTTGGTCGTCGCGGTGATCGACGCCTTCTCGGCGTCGCTAATCGCCTTGTTCTTGAACTCGCCGTTCTCGAGCAGGGCATCGAGCGAGCCGAAGCTGCCCATCCGGTAGCGGTTGTGCGCCCGGAAGTCGGACACGGTGCTCGTCGCGCAGAAGCGCCGCCAGGTGTCGGCCTGTGTCGCGTAGGCCGCCTGGAGCATCTTGTGCATCGTGTTCTCGAGCAGCGTCGCGAAGTCGCTGGTCGACTGCGTGATCGACCGGCGGATGAAGGCTTCCGACACGACGCGCATCTTGTCCCAGCCGCGGGTCGCGACGCTGGCGCGGGTCAGGCACTCGCGCGCCAGGTCAACGAGGGTCATGCCGCGGAACTCTCCCGGGTCGCCGGCATCCTTCGCGGCCACGCCGCCCTTGACCATCAGCCAGTTGATGGCGCCGCGGAAGAACTTGTCGCGCGCGTCCTCGCCGCCCTCGACGCGGACGAGCTGCTCGGTCGGCCCCAGGTCCTTGTCACGCGTGGCCATCTTCGCGAAGATTTCCGCACGCGCGGCTTCGAGTGTGAGGCCGCGGCCGACCATGTCGGCGGCCTCCTTCGGATCGAGCTTCGCCACGCGGCAGGCGTCCTGGATTCCCGTGATGCGCTCACGCTCGGCGGTCCGGATGGCCTCCTCACTGGTCGGCGCCGAAGTGGGCGGTGTCGGCGCCGGAGCCGGTGTGGCATCGATGACGCGAATCTCCGCGTCGATCCGGTCGATCTCCGCCAGCTTCGCATCGAACGCCGCGCGCGCCGCGTCGTCCTTGAATGTCCCGTCCGGGCCCTTCATCCCCTCGGCCTCGCGGAGGAGCTGGGCGCGCTTGTCGAGTAGCTGCTGTCGCTTCATGGTGGTCTCCTGTCAGAAACGGGCCTGCACGAGTCGGAGTTGACGCAGCCGATCGGCGTCGGTGAGGCGCGGACCACACGACACGATCAAGCAGGGGTTGGTTTCGACGTCATCGCTCTTCCGGACGCGCGCCCCGGAGTCTGCGCCCATCGGAACCATGCTGATTTCGTAGGGCTCCCAGTCCACTGCCAGGCGCACCGGGAATCCGTCCTTGGGTTTGGGCTGTTCTTCGAACCGCGACACGCGATAGCCCACGCTGACGTTGCGGATGATGCCGTCGCGCACGTCCTGGTAGAACGGCTCGACATCGGGTCGCTTGGAGAAGCGAACAACGGCGCGCGCCTCGCCCTTGCCCAGCACCGCCGACCCGTCGACGACCACGCCGATGACGTTCGAGAGCTGGTATGCGCTATGCGCGTTGAGGAGTGGTGCGCCGTTGTTCAGCCGGTCGAGCCTGACGTGCGCGGGATCCAGGGAGAGGCGTTCGTAGTACCGCTTCCCAGTGTCCCAGTCGAACCGCAACACGTCGCCACCCTTGGCCGTCGAGAACACGAGCTCGACGGTGCGCTTGTCAGCGTCAATCGCGCCCACGTCGGCGCGGATGTCCAGAGGAGGCATCGTGACGGTCTGTGACGTCGGCTCCATGGTGAGTACCTCTACCACTGGCGGACGGCTTGGTGATTTGTTGAGGACGTAAACTCACGAACGGCGGCACGCACCACGTCCGGTAAGGACTGCCCGGACGCCAGCGCCACACGGCAACACTCATCAAAGAGCGGCTGGGGCAAGCGGACTGTGGTGGGCACTGTGGGCACCACCGCGCGCGGGCGGCCGCGACGACGATTGACCAGTTGATGCGTGAAGACCGCGCGATCCACGCGCTCGATGATCACGAGGCGCCTCCGAACATTCGACTCAGCCACCGCGCGGCTAGCTCAGGGTCGGTGTCGCGGATAAGTTCGGCGAACCCTCGGGCTCCTCCGGATGCGGCGACTGGCGCAGACTGGAATTGCCCAGCTTGGTTCATCTTGCGTGGATCGCAGTCGAGCACCAGGCCGCGCGCGTCGAGGTCCTCGAAGTCCTGTTGCAGTTCGTCGAGGAACTGCTCGCGGTTGTAGCCGCGGGCGCGAATCTCTTCCGACAGGGTCGTTATACCCGTGCGGATGTTCCGCTGGATCGCCAAGCCTTCCTTGTCGGGCTCGATCATCGGGAGCGGAGGCGCGGTCCACTCGGTGACTTCAGGCGCAGGCAGGCCCAGAATCGACGCCGTCTGCATCGCCCACGTCCACACAGGGGCGAGGAACTGGGGCACCAGAATCCGCCAGCGCCAGTCGTCAACGCGGACCCAATGTCGAATCCGTGACATCCTCGCCGCCGAGAACGTCAGGTTTGAGTAATCCCCGGTGAGGTCTTCGTAGGTGACGCCGAGGCCCGTGGCGATGGAGCGGAGCATTGTCGTGGAGTAGGGGGTGTAGTCAGCCACCGCCGGCGGGTTGACGACGTGAATGTCCCGACCGGGCGGAACGTTCATGATCATCCCAGGCTCGAGCGAGTCCAGCCCGGGCGTGGTGGTGTCGTCCGCGGTCCCAAGCGCCGGCGCGCTGCCGTCGACGTCGCTGGTAATCACGGCGAGGCACGCCGCGATCTTCTGCTTCATCAGGGTGGCGTCTTCGAATTCGTCGAAGTCCTTGAACCGCAGCAGCACTGGCGCGAACCAGGAGGGGCCGCGCACCTGGCCCGGACGCCCGGGCTTGAAGATATGCAGCACGTCCTCCGCGGGGATACGTGACGAGGCCCCGCTGAACGTCGAACTTGTCAGCGAGTACGCCGAGCCTGGGTGTGAGCGGTACAGCCAGTAGGCCGCGCGTCGCCCCAAGGGATCGAATTCAACGCCCTGCACGATCTTGCCGCCGTTCATGAGCGACGGGTTGTCCCTGGTGGTGTCGAGAAAATCAGGCTCGAGGACTTGCAGCTGCATCGGCAACGGGAGGCCGTCCTCTGGGAGGCGCATCCGCCGGCGCACCAGGCACTCCCCGGACTCGACGACCGTGCGCATGACGAGCTTCTCGAGGCCAGCGAGATTCGTTCGGCCATCGGCGTCAATCGCGGTGCTCTCCGTCCATCGCCGCCAGGCCTCGTGCTTCTCCGCGGCGACAATGCCCCACCCAACCGCCTGGTCGACGATGGTGGACAGCGCCGATTCGGCATAGGGGTTGTTGCGGACCAGGTCACGCGCGGCGTCGCGAAGTTTTGCGAGGCTCGGTCCGATCGCCGTGTTTGCGTCGGTCGCGACGCGATACCAGCCCTGGGTGCGCCGACCGGTCGCGGCGGCCTCATAGTGTCGAGCGAGGAGGTCGTGGGCAGTTCGCGCACGCAGACGCTGGAGGGCGAGCGAAGGCGACAGGAAGCCGACGGCGCGCTCGAGCCAGGTCGTCGTCATCAGACCCCCTTGCTCGTGGCGGCGACGCGGTAGCCCTGCCGGGTGGCGTTATTCACCTCCCGGGCCATGACCGCCAGCAGCTCGAGCATCTCGGAGGGGGAGTTGAAGGTGATGGTCTGTTCGCCGAACGTGATCGACCTGGCGCCGCGGCCGTCCGCGATCGCGCGCTTGAGCGCGTCAATGTCCGCCTGAGTCCAGGCCATCTCGGCGCCAGTGTCACCGAGACGACGGCGGAAGACGAGCGCGGCGTTGCTCTGGAGGCTGTGGCGGCTCTGGAGGCTGTGGCGGCTCTGGAGGCTATTTCGAGATACGGTGTGCGACGCGCGGGCACCACTTTCGGCAGTAGATGAGGAAGTCGGTCCGTGCGATCCGACGATAGGTGCGACCGCCAGGGCGACGAATCTCGACGGCCGCACTGAGGCGGCCGTCAATGATCTCGCCGCGCACGAATTCTGTGTCAACGCCAAGCTGGTCGGCCACCTGGCGCACGGTCAGGGTGTGATCGGTGGGTGTCATCATCCTCATCGGTCGCGCCTTCCTGAGAGCCAGCTCCCCTGTCGTCGAGGGATCCATCCGGGTTTATTCACTGAGGGCGGAGCCGGCGGCGGTGGTTTGCTCCGGCCCTGCATCCTGGCCGCCAGGCCGTCGAGGTCGGGGTGCGCCAGGCGCAGCGCGCCCAGTGCGTAGACGGCCATGTCGAGCGCCTCGTTGCGCGGCCGGATCTTCTTCCAGACTTGCTGCGGTACGCCCTTGTGCCACCGCATCACGAGGCGCTCGCTGGTCATCTGCGCCGCGAATTCGTCATCGCACCAATCCGCCTGCGGGAGGTGGACCCGACCGCGGCCCTCTTCGGTGACGACCAGGCGCGAGAGCCAGAGGGCCTTTGCGGCGTCGACGCCGATCGTGTAGAGCGGCACCTTGCGCTGCCCACGTCCCCAGCGCCGCGGCGACGGCGACGAGACGATGGGGCGCTGCCCGTCGCGGCCGATGACGGCGTAGACCCGGCGCGCCGCCTTGCGCAACGCATACTCGTAGACCATCGTGGTCCGGTGACCGCCGGAGTCGATGCACGTGGCGTGGATGGACAGCCCGACGCCCGAGGCGTGGAGGTAGTCGCGATCGAGCAGCTCGTCGAGCGAAGCCCAGGGCTCCGGCTGGGACGTGTCCCCACTGAGCGTGTCACGATCGAGAATCCAGGATTCTTCGCCGGGCCCCCAGCCAATCACCAGCACCTCGAGGCGATCGTCCTGCACGTCAACGCCCATCGTCAGCAGACACACTCCCGCGGGCGACGGCGACGCGAACGGCTCACGACGGACCAGGAGCGCGTGCGGCTCGACGCCGTCGCCCTGGTCGGGTTCGATGGGCTCACCGAGCGTGGTGTTCTGCCAGGTGTGCATCGCGCTGGCATCGCCGTGCTTCTGATCAACGCGGGCGCGAAGGAAAGACGCGACGATTTCCGCGAGCGAGGACAGCGGCGAGTAGGCCTCCCACAGGTGGAAGCTCACGATGCTCTTCTCGCTCCGATCGGTCAGCTCCGCCTGCCAGGCGCCCTTCGAGAGCATCGCCAGACGCTCGACGTCGTCGAGGGCATGGTCGCAGTGCGGGCAGTGCAGGCGCGCCGTCGCGGGGTCGTCGTCAGTCCAGCGGACTTGTGACCACTGGTACGCGAACATCGCGCCGCAGTCCGGGCAGGGCACATGGAAACGCCGTTGGTCTCCCCGCTTGAACCACGCGTGAATCGGGGCGTCGCGCAACGTCGGTGAGCTGAGCATGAGGATCCGACGCCGTCGCCCGTACGCCGTGGTCCGCTTCATGGCGATCGAGAGCGTGTTGCCTTCGCCGGGGAGCTCGGCCGGGTAGCGGTCGATCTCATCCAAGACGAGGAGCCGCACCGCGCGCGAGGCGAGCGAGGACGCGGAGTTCGCTCCGCCGATCGCAATCGCCCCGCCGCGGAACGTCTTCTGCAGGACCGTGTTGCTGGAATCCTTCGACCGCTTCTTCGAGACGACTCCCGCAAGGATGGAGCTCGCCGCGATGACGGGCTCGAGCCGGTTGCGTGCGAAGTCCTTCGCCATTGGGTCGACGGTGGGTTCGACGACCAGGATGGTGCACGGGTCGTGGGCAATGTGATACGCCACGACGTTGACCGCGCACGCGGTCTTCCCCCACTGGCTCGAGCCCATCACGACGACGGTCTGCACGCCGGGTTCGTGGAACGCGTCAAGGATGCCCCGCTGATACGGCGCGTAGTCGGTCTGCCAGTGCGTGCCGGCGAGCGGGCCCGTCGTCAAGACGATCTCCCGGTCCGAGAATTCCGAGACGGTGAGCCGAGGCGGGGGCGCGAAGCGCGAGCGGACGCGATCCCGGAGACTGATCGCCGCGAACGGATCCCCGAGCGACATCGTCTCGACATTCACGCCACGACTCCCCGCCGCTTCTTCGTCGTCCGCTTCAATTTCTTCCGCGATCTCCGCTTCTTCACGAGCGGCGTACCGCCCGCGAGCTCGCGCAGTGTTTCATAGGCGGCATCTTGCAACACCCGTTCGACGCCAGCGGCGCCGTCGGTGGCCGCAACGCGATGGAGACGATCGGCGAGGGCCGTGGGCCACGAGAGCAATCGTGATCGCACCGCGGCGACCTGGGCGGACCAGATGCGGTCGACCTCTTCGATGGGGATCAGCTGCTTCGCGCGCATCGCAACGCGTTGCTCGGCTTCGATCGCTTGGGCCAATTCCTTCCGCGCCCGACAGGCCGCAAAGTCCGGCGCATTCTGCCGGGCCCTCTCCTCTCGAGCCTCCAGCCAGGCGCGGACATCAGCCTCGTTGTAGCGCGAGGCCACGCCACGCCTGCCGCGGGAGGCGATTGGCAATCCTTCCTGCTGCCACTTCGCGATCGTGATGGGGTGCACGCCGAGTCGCGCGGCCAATTCCAGCCGTGTCAATAGGCCCGAGGCGACCGGCGCAACGACGCCTATCTCGCCCTCGCCGCGTTGCGTTCCGGGCTGTCCCGTGACTGTGGCCGTGACAATAACCCCTTTAGCTGTTAGCCCTTAGAGCCATTAGGAATCTGACGATTCTGCGCGGCCCCGTTTACCCGCTAGCGTCTTCTGGCGGAAGAACCTATAGCGACCGGCCCCCCGCGGTCCGTCGCTTCGCACGCCGGCGCGACCGCTCG